CGTCATTTTCTCGTTCACGATCACGCCGTCATCTCTGTAGATCGTGTCCTTGTGCTTCTCAAAGAAGCTCTGTCCTATCCCCGGTCTTCTACTCATGCTGTTGAACTCCGGTTCCAAGCTCTGGTGCGGAGTTACTTCGCCGGTTTCCTTGTTCACTTTCCAAGTCACTGCGTAGTGTTCGTCTTGCTTCACTCCGTTGATTTTCTTCATCACGTAGCGCGCCACATAGGCCGCGCTTTCGAAGGTCAGCTCGCCGATCTGGTGAGCGCCCTTCGTCCACACCTTTCCCAGTTCTTCGCTTTCAGCAAGTTGGTGGCCTCGTTCGGTCGTCTGTACGAGCTGCTTGTCTGGGAAGTCCCAGCCGAACAGGCATAGATGCAGGTGCGGTCGTCCGTACTTGTCGCCGTACTCGCCGCACGCATAGAACCGCACGGCCTGGTCGTGCTCTTTCCACAACCGCTTCCGCAATCGTCTCATGAATTTCGAGACGTCTGACTTCACGAGGCTGCCCAAAAAGGCAGGTGTTCGTCGTCGTATGTCAAGGTGATGAATGAGTTTCGCTCGTGATGCGCTGCCTCGTGCATGCACCGCATCGCCCACTGCCGACTCCGCTCGAGTCGGCATCCTCGGCACTGGCCGCAGGCCAGACGCATGGCCGCGTCGCCACGGTCGCCCTTGCGGGCGACCATGACGACCCTGCCGTCTTCCGTTCTGACTGCGGGCATCGGTGAGATGCACGCCATCTAGAACCGAATCCCACCGCGCATCGGTCCTTCGCTCAGGTTGCGCTTGTGCGTCCTCGACGCGCTCTTCGAGAACATCTTTCGAGACTTCTTTCGGCCGATCTTCTTGCGTCGCATAGCGCTCCTCTCAGGCCCTCTCAGGGCCGGGACAGTTCACTCTCTCGATCTTAACTGTCCCCAGTGGTCCCCGCCCCGTCGGGGGCCACGTTCCCCCCTTCAGGTGCAGGAGCCGGGCTTGTGACCGGATCTGTCACCTGTTCCGCGGCGTTGGCACGGGTCTTGCCTGGGATGAGTCCCAGTTCCCGAGCCTCTTCTGCGTTCTCCGGGTTGCCCATGAACATCACCAGATTCGTCGGGTTGTTCTCGAATCGTCGTCTGATGTTGGCCGGGAGCTCAAGAAAGGCCCGTTCCGCTTCCCTGATTTGTTCCACCGCGTCTTGATATGAGGTCACGTTGGTGAAATCACCGTACTGCGGTGTCCCATGTGCGAGGTGGCTGACGAGCCCGGTCTTTTGGAACTTCTTGAGGATCTGGTTCACGTCGCATTCATCGACGAACTCGGGCCTTGTCTTTCCGGGTCCACATCGCAGTCTCGGTCGAACTCGCTTGGGTAGTTCATTCACCGGTTGTCCTTTCGCAGTCATCGCTTGTCCTTTCGGTATTGCGGGTGCTTCCGCCGGAACTCCCTTGTGGAGTTTGGCTTGCTTCCGTGTCGTCGCAGGATTGCTCTTTCTTGTGCCGGTGTGAGCCGTTGGCTTTTCGGCTCGCCGCTTCCGTTCAGGATCGACGGTCGTTTGTTGAAGTCGACACTGTCCTTCGCGCTGTTCGGGTCGTGCATGAACTCCTTCAGTGCTTCTTCTGGATCAAGCGCGTCCTTCGCGCTGTTGTAGATGCCTTCCATCATTTTCCAGAAGTCTTGAAGCACTTTCTCCTTCATGATTGCCCCAGGCACACCGGCTTCTGTGATCGTCGCTTCTGCGCCCGCCTTTCGGGCTTGCGCGTTGGCGAGTTTCGCTGCGGCTGTTCCCTGTGCAGGGTTTCCGATGGAAGCCATCCCTCCTGCAACTGGCCCCGGCGCTGCGTTGCTGTAGCTCAGTGCGGGATTGAGCCCGGCCGCCAACATGTCCTTGACCTGCATTTGGTAGCGGTTGCCCATTTGCCATTTGACGAAGTCACGTTGTTTGCGCGCCTGTATGGCGCTGGCGATGTTTCCGCCGATGCCTCCTGCCAAGTTGGCGAGGTTGCTGCCAGCCGCTGCTTCCGCTCCTCCGAGCGCCGTCATGAAGGCACTCATTAGAAGTGATCGATCAGACCGGGCACCGAGTAGGTCGGCATCGGTCGTGCGCATCGGAACTGAAAGAAGCAATCCAACAAGAAGTGCGGTTGGTCTTGCACCGCGATGACTCTTTCGATGGGCGGCTTCTCGACAATGAAGTCTTCTCCAAGCGTTGGTACGCCGTCGAAGTCTTGCGCCAGGTGCCAGATGTCTTGACTTCCGGTGACATTGCTTCGCATCTGGGCCGTCACCTGGCTCGGCTTGTACCTGTATTCGGCATATCGCTCCTGGAAACCGAACGGGGCCCAGTCCCCGGTTGCGGCTTCTTCGTCTCCGATGCCGGTTGCGTAGATCTCCTGATTCAACACGGCCTGCTCTCCGATGTGCGCCAGGGCCGGCCAGTAGAAGTCCCATCGGGTCTTCTTGAGCCAATGCCGGTCGATCCCCTGCTGGTAGTTGAGATCCGCCCTGATGCTGACGAATCCGATCACTACTGAGTGTTCGACGAAGCTCTTGGTCCAGCGTCCTTTGTTGTTGACTGCGGTCGCGTACGCCGAGAGTTCGCCAATCGGCACGTCGGTCGACGAGTAGCCGATGCCCGTGTACGTGGCGGCAACGGGGTTGACGTTGATGTTGGATGTTCCCCCGCCGAGGTATTCCGGTCGTTGCAGTCTTGCGTCCGGCGACGTCACTCCGAAGTGACTCTTCAGGATTTCCGTGTATCGGGTTCCCCCTCGTGCGTCTCGCTCGTAGAGCTTCTGGATTTGGAAGGCCAGCCGCAGTTGGTTGATTGTTGCAGCGGTTGCGGCACTGAGATCCGCTTCGAGTTTCGGATCGTCCCAGGTTCCCAGGAACGGTCCGGTTCCGCCGCCGATGGCGCTGTCTGCTTCCACGTTCGTGGTGCTTGTGAGTACTCGCAGCTTCTTGGGTCCGTAGCTCGAGGTGCCGTCTTCGAAGTCGAACGTGGGCTGTCCGTCTCCTGTTCCCGTGATTGGCGCGGATGTGCCGAGCGGCAGGTCAACGGCCGGTCCCTTCTGCGGCCAGGGCAAGCACGACGTGAAGTAGTCGTGCCGTTTGCCTCTTGGCAGAAGTCGCCCGGGCGTCGGGTCGACGAGCGTGTCGTACAGGTAGTCCGACCACGTGTCGGGTCCGTCGTCCTTGTTCACGGGCAGCGAGTCCTGCAGGTTCTGGTCGCGGTACCATTCGTTCCATATTAGGTTCATGCTCCTGGGCACCAGGGCGCTGACGTATTGCAGGTCGACGCCGGGCGGCAGCCCGAAGTAATCGAACACACCGCCTTCCGGGAAGCCGCCGGGCGGCACTGTCACTTCCGGTACGACGTAGTCCGTTGTGTCTCCGGGGTTGTCCTGGGCGCCGTTGAACTTCTCCCAATTGTCCCAGACGAGCCGGTAAGGCACCGCCCAGAAATGCACGTCCATCTTGATGTTGTCCATGACCGGCTTGAGCTGGGTCGCCATTCGAGCGAACAGCGTTGCGTCCATTGTGAACGTGTCGCCGGGCAACGCATGGTCCACGAACACGGGGACCAGCACTCCCTCGTCGAGCGTGGTTTTCGTTCCGCAGCTTCGATCTAGTGCGCTTCGCGGGATCGTTGCCTTAGGTACCTGTGCGAATGAGTGCTGTCCGCCTGTAGTGCTTCCGAGTTTCATCAGTGCGTCTCCTTGGGCTCGATGCGGCCATCTTTGAAGGTTTTGGGTCTAGCTTCGTTTGCGGTGACTGCTTGCAGTTTGTCCCAATGTGAATTGCCTTCGTCCACGAGCTGTTCTGGTGTGGGCGCGTTCTTGAAGTTTGCTGCGCACACCAGGTGCTTCGGCGCATCGAGCGGCGTGAGTTTGCCAGCGATCTCGTCCCACTGGCCCAGGTGGAACAGGTGAAAGTCGTGCGCGTGCTTGTGGAAGTTGTGATCGGCCGTGTTGGCCGCTTCTGCGAATGCTCGCAGTGCTTCGGCTTGTGTCCTCATGTAGAACGGCGGCAGATATGCCTCTGCCTTGTCGTCGCGAACGCTGAATACCTCTGTCATTTTATTTCCCCTTCTGAAAGTGCTTGCTGAACCATCCTGCTACGAAGCTGACGAATCCTACGATCAGCTCTACCCACTGTGTTTCCATGATCTTTGCCATTTCTTCCATTCCTCACTGGCCGAAGGCCATAGCCGCCCCCAGGCGGCGCTCTCGTGTGTTGTTGTAGCTCTGACGTGTTTGTCTACCCAGGAACACGTTAGGTGCGCTGTGAGCGGCAGCGAGCGTGCACCGTTTCCCGACGCACCATGTCGCCCTTCCGGTGTGGAGCACGTCTGCGTCCGGTGGGAGCGTCAATCGTGCAACGATTGGTGCGGATACCGGACAACGCCCTTCACGCCCCCGCCTCACCCCAGGTCCCTAGCTAGTTGTTTTGATCTCAGGTCCATGAGTCTCTTTCTAACTCTGAGCCTCTTGTCACTGTTGTTTTCCTTGTGTCTGTCGGCTCTCTCTTCTCTCTTCTCTTTGATTTCTTCCATGTGCCTCGGATCTATTACCTCGTAAAGCCTGTCATAGTATTTTGGCGGTGGCGTCATTTTCTCGTTCACGATCACGCCGTCATCTCTGTAGATCGTGTCCTTGTGCTTCTCAAAGAAGCTCTGTCCTATCCCCGGTCTTCTACTCATGCC